TCGACAGTAGGCTCACAGCTCGCGGCTACATTGGCTCCGGCACTTGAGAAGGTGGTCGACCTCGTTGGTAAGTTCGCGAGTTGGCTGTCGAATCTGGACCCTGTGGTCCTCACCGTGATCGGCACCATTGCGGCAGTTATCGCGGCAGTCGCTCCGGTTCTTCTTGTGCTCGGAAAGCTGGCGTTCGCAGTCAGCTCGATCATCTCGCTCGTCGGAACCGTCGGGCCGGTAATCGGCGCACTTGCGGGCCCGATAGGCATCGCCGTCGCGGTCATCGGTGCGCTGGTGGCTGCGGGCGTATTCCTTTATAAGAATTGGGACACCATTAAGGCAAAGGCGAAGGCTTTGAAGGATAACATCGTCAGGGTCTTCAATCAGATCAAGGCGAAAGTCACGTCGATATGGAACAGCATCAAGACGGCCATCGTCAAGCCGATACAGACTGCGGTCAATTTGGTAAAGACGGCTATCAACAAGATAAAGAGCATCATCAACGGCGCGAAGCTGAAACTGCCGAAGGTCAAACTGCCGCACTTCAAGATAAGCGGAAAATTCTCGCTCACTCCGCCATCTATCCCGAAGATCAGCGTCAGCTGGTACCGAAAGGCGGAGAAAGACCCGTATATGTTCGGCAATGCGACACTCTTCGGAGCGGGCGAGCATAAAGACGAGATGCTGTACGGTCACGATGCACTTATGCGCGATATCCGTGAGGCTTCTGGTGGATCCGGAGCAAACGTGACGATAAATGTCACAGTAAACGGAGCAGACAACCCTGAGGATTGGGGCAGACGGCTCGCAAGGCAGATGCAGCTTGAAATGAGGACGATATAAATGGCAACAAAAGCACCAACAGGATTGGCGATAACAAGAAGCGGAAATGTGTTCACTTGCACATGGAAACGCGGACAGAGTTACAACAAGAAGCAGCAGTTCGCGTCATGGCTCGGTGAATGGTCGGCGGCTGTGGACATCGGCAAAGCAGAAACGACCAGAACGGTCACGGTGGACTTTGCCAACTTTTATCCGAGAACGGCAACAAAACTGCCGTCTTTTCAGTTCCAGGTCAGAGGATTGCACGGCAGAAGCTGGAGTGCATTCAGCCAGAAGAGTTTCGCTCTGAGTCTGCCGAACCCTCCGAGTATTGAAGGGAATAAAGACGAGAACCTCGCGACGACAGTGAAGTTCACTTGGTCGGTCGTCGTTGACGAAGATAACACGAGCTCGCAGATATTCACAGATGTCGAGTATCAGAGCATTCTCCTTGCCGGAAGCAACATCACCGACGGCACGAAACTTGAGGCGTACTTCAACTCGAACCAGATGGGATGGATGACCGGAACAGGTGCTGCCGCCGATTCGAGAACGGTCACAGAGAGCAGCGAGAACGTATCGAGCGGCTCACATACAAGGTGGTTCCGTGTTAGATCGAGAGGCCCTGCGGGAGCGAGTGCGTGGAGATATGCACGCTTTGTTTATGCAGCACCACACGCGGCGAACATCACATCAGCCACGGCGACAAAGGTGGCGACAGGCGGCTATCAGGTGACGGTCAAATGGGATGCGGTATCGTCTCCTGCGTATCCGATCGACAAGATATCGGTCGAATACATGAAGGCAGTCCCGGCAGCAGGGATGGCGGTACCATCCGGATCTAGTTGGACTGTAGCGAGGACGCTTCTTCCTACGGGCACAAGCGGAGCGGCTTCGTTCCCAGTGGACGGTGACCTCGATAATGATCAGGTGCTCTTCGTCAGGGTGAACACCGAGCACGAGAGCCAGAGTGAGGCGACACACAGCGTGGCAAAAATCGCCGCATATGGAAAACTTGACGCTCCGGCCATAACGGACATCACCACGAATGATGCTACCTTCAGGGCGACAGTAACAGTAACGAAAAACAGCGAAGTTCCTGACGTGTTCACGGTGATCGTGTACAGGACGGCAGAGCGTCCGAGCGTGATCAGCACGGTGGGTGTTATATCCAGCGGGACTTCATACACGGCGCAGCTGCCTGATTGGACGGGTCAGACGAAGCAATTCGGCGTATATAACGCCGTCGGAACATACTCGCAAATCACAAGAAGCGACGGCACCTCTTCATTTGCGGTCAATGTCACGATGACTTCGGACACCGAATGGGACGGCGGCTCGGTGCCTAACGCTCCGACCAACGTCAATGTCGCATCGACAAGCACACCGGGCACGGTCCGCATAACATGGGATTGGCCGTGGCAAGACGCGAACAGCGCGACGATCAGCTGGGCAGACCATGCCGATGCATGGCAGTCTACGGACGAGCCGGATGACTACACCATCGAGAACACTCACGCAAACGAGTGGTTCGTCTCGGGGCTTGAGACAGGCCAGAGGTGGTACTTCAGAGTACGCCTCACACAGGGCACCGGCGACAATGCGGTCAACGGAGCATGGAGTGAGATCGTATCAATCGACCTCTCGAGTGCTCCGGTGCTGCCGACGCTGTCGCTCTCTTCGGGCGTGATAACCGAGGGCGGCTCGGTGTCTGCGTTCTGGTCATATGTATCCACAGACGGAACATATCAGGCTTATGCAGAGGTATGCGAGGCGACCATCTCGGGTTCTGGCATCACATACGGCGATATCATCGCGAGCACACAGACGGCTCAGCACGTGACCATCTATGCCGACGAGGTCGGCTGGAACGTAGGCGAGACGCACTATCTTTGCGTCAGAGTCGTATCGGCGAGCGGCAGGGCAAGCGATGGATGGAGCGATCCTGTTCCTGTCATCATAGCCGCACCGCTTGAGATAAACATCGCGAGCACTTCTCTCAGTAACAAGAAACTCACGGCGATGCCTCTGACCGCGACCATCACAGGAGCGGGCAACGGCGGCATCACGCAGCTGATAATCGAACGCGCCGAGAGTTATCACATAGACAGGCCGAATGAAGAGGACTTCAACGGATACCAGGGCGAGACCATAGCGATTTTTGAGCAGACGGGTGAAGCACAAATCACGATCAACCGTGAGGACCTGTTCGGCTCTCTGGATGATGGAGCGTCATACAACCTCATCGCAACGATTCAGGACGGACTCGGACAGAGTGCAAGCGAGACGATACGCTTCGAGGTCGATTGGGCACATCAAGCTCTTATGCCTGAGGCTACGGTCAGAATCGAAGACGGAGTCGCGGTGATCACACCGACCGCACCATCCGGAGCCGCAGAGGGCGACACGGTGGACATCTACAGACTGAGTGCAGACAAGCCGGAGCTCATCGTGAAGGGCGCTGAGTTCGGCACGGAATACGTGGACCCTTATCCGGCATTCAACGAATACGGCGGTCACCGCATCGTCTACAGGACTATTGACGGCGACTATATCACAGCAGAGGGCGACCTCGCATGGATAGACCTTCAGCAAGACGCCGGCGATTACATCAAGAGCATCGCGTCGGTGGTCGACTTCGACGGCACCTCGATCGAGCTCTTTTATGACACCACGCACTCGACAAGCTGGGAAAAGGGATTCCGTGAGACAGAATACCTCGGCGGCTCTATCCAGGGCGATTGGGGCAAGGCAGTCAAGACCTCGTCGAGCGTCAAGACTGCGAAGGTAACAGTCGAAGATCAGGCAAGCATGCAAGACCTCAGACGGCTCGCAGCATATCCGGGAATATGCCACATAAGAACGGTCGACGGCTCGTCATACGCTTGCGACATCGAGATATCGGTCGACAGACAGTATGATCAGGAAACTGTCAGAGCGACATACAACCTCGACATCACGAAGGTCGACACAGACAGCCTCGACGGCATGACATACGCAGAATGGGAGATGGGTGAGTAAATGGATTGGAGTAAAGGCTATACATCAGAATTTTACGCCTACATCATCGACCCGAACACTTGGCGGGAAACGACCCGCCTCCAGATAACCGGCGGCAGCGTAAATCGGGGCATCGATGGGTTGAGAGAATCGGCTGACATCGATGCTCCGAAGTACGATCCGGGCGTCGAGCGGTGGATCCGCGTGTATATGGACGCAAGACAGGGCGGCTTCTCCGCTCACGTTCCGCTCTTCACGGGGCTTGCAACGAGCCCGGAGCAAGAATGGAACGGCAACATCAGAGAGGGGAGCCTCGAATGCTATTCGGTTCTGAAACCGGCAGACGACATCCTTCTTGAACGTGGATACTACACTCCGGCGGGCGCGAACGGGGCGAATCTCATCGCTGAGCTGCTCAGCGCGTGCCCTGCTCCTGTAGCGGTAAACGGAGCATCGCCATCGATGCAGAGCGCACTCATCGCGGAAGACGGAGAGACGGCCCTGTCGATGGCAGAGAAGATTCTGACGGCGATCAATTGGAGGATGCGGATCCACGGGGACGGCACCATCGAATTGACGTCGGCAGACAGAGAGCCGCGTTCGAGATTCTCGCCGCTTGATAACGATGTCATCGAACCGAGCATCAAGGTCACAAGAGACCTTTACAACTGCCCGAACGTGCTGAGGGCGATAAGCGATGACCTCACAGCGGTGGTCAGAGATGACGACCCGTCGAGTCCGCTTTCGACAGTAAGCAGAGGGCGCGAGGTATGGGCGGAGGAGTCGGATGTCGCTCTCAATAGCGGCGAGTCGATTTCCGAGTACGCACTTCGAAGGCTACCTGAGCTTCAGCAAGTCGCAACGACCGCATCATATACGCGGCGATTCGATCCAAATGTCACAGCGGGCGACAGGATATGGCTCAACTATCCTGAGCAAGGACTCCAGGGATTATTCAGGACCACAAGCCAGAAGATCGAGTTCGGTTTCTGTGCAGACACAGAGGAAGAGGTGGAGAAGGTATGAGTTTAAGCAAAGACTTTGTTGAGCTGATCAAGAAGACCCAGGAGATAAAAACCTCGCCTTATGACACACAGGCCGAGGTCGTGAGAATCGAAGGACAGACCGCATGGGTACACATTCCGGGCGGAGTCGATGAGACTCCTGTCCGCATGACCATCAATGCGAATCCGGGCGACACGGTACAAGTCAGAGTCGCGAACGGCACGGCGTTCCTTGTGGGAAACGGCTCGGCGCCTCCGACAGACGACCATAAGGCAAATATCGCATCGGCTCAGGCCATGAGAGCACAGGCAACGGCTGACGAGGCGAAGGCAGGGCTCAACGGCGTGGTCAATTACTTCTGGCACGACGGCGAAGGGGCACACGTATC